ACAGGCCGGTTACGCGGTCCTTGTAGGTGTAAGCGTCTATGTGGCGCTCTATGTCAGAGATAGCCTTCTTTCGGCTCTCCAAGCCGCCCCAGCGCAATGACATGCCGAAATTTTCGGCGTAAAGCGTATCTGCGGCGGATGTAAAACTTGCGCCGATTGATGCCGGATCGGCATTGCCGCGACGTGCCGGGTCAACAATCCACTGGCGCAGCATGTGCGCAGGGTTCATATCTACCCAAGTCCTAAACGGGAACAGGAACGCAGTGTTCCATTCGTCCTGACTATTGGCAGGAAAGTGCAATTCTGGGTATCCGTCTTTAGGCGTGTTATCAACATCGGCAGCGTCACCGGGGGTCGATTCGATGCCAAATAAAAAACACTCCACACCGTCTATTGAGTTGATTACAGCGGATGCGTCTCCTCTGGAAATAACAGAGCTACCGACTCCTGTTGTCAAAACTATTATGCGTCTGCGCCCGCGAGGCTTTGGCCAGTTACCAGCACTCCCAGCGCCAGTTACAAGCCCCGTTATTGGGTCATACCCACCAAGGTTCCCGCTAGACGGGGGAACTGGCGGTGGCGGGTCAAAGAAATCAGGTGCTAGAGACACTCCCTCCACCATTCTGTCAGCGAACGCCGCAAATTGAGGTATTGCCGCAACCCAAGCTATCAGATCATCATAATCTGATCCAGATGCGTCTATTTTCTCGATCTGGTCGATCAGGTTCCATTCATAGGTGACTATTTTAATCGTGTTAGTCCAACCCCTAATCGTATTCAGCATATTGATAATTGCTGTTTTCTGCGCCTCGAATCCCGCTGGTGTAATCGGTGTGATTGTGCTGATAGCGATATAGATTGCAGCGCCTTCGCTTTTCCAGCTTGCCGCGATTTCAGCCTTTTCAGGATACCAGTCGTCAAAGTGGTTTCTGATGTTCCCACACTTGATTTCGATTGGATCAATGGAAGGCTTGTTTCCAATATAGCCCTGCCGGTAAATCAGCGATGCCACGCCGCGCAGCGCTGACACTGTGCTGCCACGCCATCCAGCATAGTAATCATTCTGTGTCTGCGCAGGATTGCCATCCAGAAAATCAACCTCGGAAACGATTCCGCCAGCCTCTTTGCCGAATAGTTGATCACGTTTGATTGATATTCTGCCACCACCAGCAACATCTCCGTTCCAAGCTGTTTTCTTGCCGTGTTCAATCTCGAACACGCTTTCCAGCTTCTCCGCCAGCACCAAAACAAGACCTAGGTGGTATTTGTAGCCAATCGTTTGTTTTTTCTTTTTACCCACGCTCGATCCTCCGCCTTGCATTGTCTGCTATCGCGTGGATTTTATCAAGGTGTTCACCAGTCTCTATAAGCCTGTCAAGCTCTATTCCGCTTTCCCTGAACCTGCCCCAGTCCAGACCGTGTTTGCGAAACCAGAGAATTGTATCTCTGCAACCGGCGTGCGGGAATATGTCATTCGGCTTTATGATCATTTTTTACCGCCGCTTTCCTTGATCGGCACGATCAGCAAATCACCATAATCTACAACATGCGGGTTTTTAACCCACACAGTCCCCATTATAACGCCTGCCTGCGCGCCCTCTTGGGTCACAGGGATTTTGAAATCTTCCAACGAGGCCGGTTTAGGTGGTGGCGGAACAGGCGTTAACAAATAACTGATGTAATTCAGGACTAGGCCGACCACCATCCTGCCGAGGAATGCAATCATGACAAAAGCCTCCCATCAAAGGGGGATTCTGTCATGTATTGGAACCCGCCGAAATCAAGGTGCGCGCCGAAATAAATGCAGTCATCGACAATATTTCTGCACCCACGCGCGATCTGCACAGATGCTGAACCACTCGCCGCTATTTCCACATCAATCGCCGGTATGTCAGCCAAAATCCTGAACTGTGTTGCCGTGTGGTTAGTAATCATTTGGGTGACGCCGCCGAACTTTATTCTGCCATTGGAATACCATCCATCATCATGTGCTGTTGTCTCTGTGAATGTCAGCAGCATGCCGCTCTTAGCGGTTATAGTGGCTGGCACAGCCTGCGCATTGAAATCAACCGGACACCCCGTCAGAGGATCGTATACGACGCGCCTGCATGGTCTCTGGATAACGACAGACCCAGCCGGACGCTTGGCGACAGTCTCGTCATTCTCGCAACCAATTTTCACCCAATCCGCGCCGGTTCTTATCTTAGTGATGCGGCCTTCGAAACGCTGCACGAATTCCCCGTCTGGATCATTCTCAAAGCCGTGCCAAACGCGGATTGTGGCGACGTTGAATGATACGTCGGCGACAAGCGCGGCGGCAATTGGCAGGGATGCTGGAAGGCTGATTTCCATTTCAGCTTCCAGCAGGTTGCCGGTTTGGTTTATTTTGCCACGATGCAATGGCGTTGGCGTCCATGTTGTCGCTGCTGTAAACGATACGTTAGGCTTGCCAATGGGTGTTGTTACACCGCCTGACCTTGTAGTCAGGTAATGCACATCAGCGCCTAGCGTGATCTGATACAGCCATATAGGCCGCTTGCCGAAAACCGTTGCCAGAATTGTTTTGTAGCTCACTCTACAACCTCCACAACGCTTATTTCTGTTACCATTTGCCCAGATGGAATGAAATCAATATCAATTTCGTTGCTATCCAAGCGCACCTTTTTCAGCTTGCTAATCTTCGCACCTGCGCCGATTGCAACCGGCAAATTAGGCGTTATCGACAGCACAATATTTCCGCCTGAAAGCGCCGCGTTTGTAACCTTTACATAAATTCGTGTAGCGCCTTCCCAGATCATCAGGTCTTGCCCGACAATAGACAGCGTGTCAGTCACGGTATTACTAACAGAAATAACCGAATCCCCGATCCCAGCCGGTGCCGCGATGGTTAAATCTTGCCGCCATGTTGGGAGCCAGAATGGCACGTCCTTACCGTGCTGTGACAGCAGCCAGTCGTAAACCACAGCAGCTATGTCTTTATTAAATACATCAAACGTTATCAGGTTACGCTCGCGCTGGTATGTCTCAACCTGCGCGACCTCATAATTCCCGAAGCCATCATCAAGGACCGCATGGCGCTGTGTGATGCCACCGCCGAAACCGTCAAGTTTCTGTGCCCCATCTGGAATAACAGACAGCCCGCCATATTGGTCATATGTTGGCGATGGCGCGTCCATTGTTTCAATTGCTACAAACCCTATTGTAAAGACCGTGGCGGTAAAAGAGATATCACGCTTTAGGCCTGTGGATATGCACCGAACAGCAGGCGCAACGTATGGTATACCACCACACATAGAGCGCGTATATGTGCCAGTTATAGGTGCTGCAAGAACAAGCTGGTTGCCGGTAATTGACTGGACCGTATTATGCTCACCTAACAGTCCATTTGAAACCACCACATCACCACCGACAACGTATCTGTGATGCGGCGATACGGTCAGCGTGTCTGTCCCAGCAGGGATCGAATCATGAACGTCCATCTGGTCGAACATTGGAACCCACCATTCGCCAAGAGCGTTGCTTTTGAAACGTTCTTCCATTTCAAAAGCTGTCTGGTCAGTAACCATTCTCGTTGCACTGAATGACAACCGTCCATCATGGTTGCTATAGCGCCACTCCTTAGAGCGCGCTGATAGAACCTTCGTGTTTGACTCGATCTTAACGCCCCATTTGCTCGGTGCTATTGTCCAAATATCAAGCATAGTTCAGCACCGCCACCTGTTTGCGCATTGCCCGCTCCCCGCTTGGTGACGAACTCCACTTATCGCCGACCGCATCAGCGTCAAGCTCCAGAATGAAATTAGGCGTCAGCGTTACATTTTGCGCTTGCTGTGGTGCTGCGCCTTGCGTCCCAGAAGCAGCCTTAGCCATAGCTGTCTGTGCCTGCGGGACTGTCAAAACAGCCCCGGATTGAGACGGCACGACTACCTCGCTGTTTTGCGTGTTTTCGTTCACCTCATATGGAACCCCAGCCTTAACAGGACCACCAACAGCGCGCTTCCCAATCAGCCCGCTTATGATTTTCCCGAAGAAACCTCCTCCGCCATCGCCACCGCTTTCACCGCTGCTACCGCTGCCACCGCCGATAAGCGCATCAAACGCTTTGTTGAAAGCGATTTTAGCCAACGACGCCAACAACTGCGCTGCTGCCTGCTTAGCTGACATAGCGCCTGATACAAAACCTACAAACGCATCTCTGAAAGCGCCCGTTACTTTCTGGGTAACGCTGTCGATTTCCTCTTGTTTGGTTTTCAGGCGGTGCAATTGCCCGACTAGATCAGCAATCTGCTGGCCTTCTTCGCTGTATATGCTGACCCCGGCCTTTTGCAATTCCTGCGAAAGCTGTCGTGCCTCGTCTGTCTGTCCGATAGCCTCGATCTGGCGCTTTAGAGCCTCGGTTACACTGTCAACAGAGTTTACTTCCTCTGCCGCTGCTGCACCTCCACCACCACCGCCACCACCACCAGTTACAGGTGCAACGAATACATCCGACTCCTTTAGATTTCCAGCAGTCGCCTGCTTAAACATGGCACTTATTTTTGACACTGCCGATTTAACGGCTGGATTGCTTTCAACATTTCCGATCAGACTTCCTAATATTCCCCCCGACGCCTGTGTCGCCTTCGCAGTGGCCCCAAGCGCGCCTGGTATGCGCGACGCCTGTTGCAGGATGCCGCCCACCACGCCAAGTAGATTTTTCGCCTGTGCGATTGCCGGGTCGAAGCCGCCAGCTATACCGCGCACAGCACCTTCCGCTGATCTAGCGGAGTTGGCGATTCCAAGGACTGCGCGGTCTGCATCAGTCGCCTTGTTTTGTAAAAAATTCATCAGCGCGTTTGTGCGTTCGATACTGCCGCCCAAGCTATCAGCGTTGCGCGTCGCGTTGATCAGATTTGTGATTGTTTCGCGCAAGTGCGGATTGGCCACACCGATCTGGTCAAGGGTTGCGATAAGCTGCTCAAGCTGCGCCCGCGAACCTTGAATAGACTGCCCAAGCTCCTGACCTAAAATCTGGTCCATATCGCCGAATGAAAGCTGTGTAACGCCGATCAGTTCTTGGCCAAGGTCTTGCACCGCCTGCTGGTATTCCCGTGTCAGGCGCTCTTGCTCGATCAGCGTTTCGGTTTGCGATACTTGGCGCAAAGCCTCCTCTGTAGTGCGCAGCCCATTTACGACGTTTTCAAGGTTCTTGTTAAGGCTGGTAGACGCTACCCCGAGATTGTCGAAGCTTGCCGCTGCTGTTCCTGCGGCGTCACTTGCATCAGTCGCGCCTTCGCGGAATATAGCGAAGTATGATGCAACTGCCGCACCGCCTGCAACCAGCAGTCCAATCGGACCTCCTATAAAGGCCAGAGCGCCGCGCAATATCCCAAGAGCGGCTGTCAATACACCGCTTGCCGCAGCAGTTGACATAAATGCACCGGCCAGACCAACAAACATCGGCACAAGTTTCGGCAGTGATGCAACTGCAATACCAGTCAGAGCAGATGCCAGTATATCGATATTATCAATCACAAGACCAGCACCAGTTGTCACCGCCTCCAACGCTGGCACAATCACATTAAGAAGCGCGGTGCCGAATACAAGCGCAACATCTGCACCGCGCGCAAGGATTACATTCCACCGCTGCGACATGGATTCTGCCATTTTGGCAACAGCCTTTTCTGTGGCCCCGGTTTTATTAGCCATGTCGCCCATAATTTTTGCGAACTTTTCACCGCCCCTACCTGTCAGTGCCATGACCGCGCTTAGGGCCTCACTGGACCCGACCAGTTTAAGGATTTCCTGCTTGCTACCGCCCGTCGCGATGATCAGGTCATTCAGAACGCCGCGAAGCTTATTTCCTTTCAAAGCCGCCTCGCTAAAATTAAGTCCTATACTTTTTGCGAACTTTCCTGACCCGCTGGACGCATCACCGGCCCGAATGATAGCCTCCATCAATGCCTTGATGCCTGTTGCCGCCTCGCTGGTTGATTTACCTTGAGTTGTTATGGCCGAAATCGCCGCCGTTACCTCGTCAAACGATACGCCAAGCTGGGCGGTCAAAGGAACAACCTGACCAAGCGAGTTAGACAGTTCTGCGATGGTTGTTTTGCCGCCCGCCATGCCTGTGAACAGAGCGTCTGATATTTGCTGCGCTGACAGTGCCTCTGCACCATATGCGCCGATTGCAGTTGTCAGAGCGTCCACACCCGTTGCAACGTCAGTAACGCCGCCCAGCGCCAGCTTATTAGCTTGCTCAACAATGGTTGACGCCGCAGCCACATCCTCTGCACCGGCTGAAATCGCCTGATAAAACGCCTTGATCTGACCAGTTGCATTGCCGCCGTATGCCTTCGCAAGGCCGCGCGCCTGATCAGACAGGAATTGCATTTCCTCTGCTGTCCCATTGATCAGAGTTGACGTTTCTGCGAGCGCTGAATTAAACGTGAGCGCCTTGCTGAATGACGCGCTCGCTGTAGCCGCGAGAGCCAAGCCGCCAGCAACCGCCTTAAGGCTGCTGACCATAGACTTAGCCGAGTTCTTCATAGCGCCAGACATTTTACCAGCGCCGCGAACTATGGTTTTTTCAGTCTTTTCGCCCTCGCGCGCAAGCTTTTTCAGCGGGTCAACAGCCTTTTCAAGGCCGCGCGTATCTGCGCCAAGTGTTAGAGTTGCAAAATCAGCCATCGTCATTTCCCCCGCGCAAGCATGGCGCAATTCTAAACGGGTCTGAACCTGCTGACAATTCGTTGCTATAACTACGGCTCATATCAAACAAGGCTTTCTTTTCAAACGGTTCATCAACCGCGTTTGTGGCCTCAGAAAAGGCGTTTATATCGGCCCATGACAAAGGGCTGCCATCCCCAGAAACCATCCCCGACGAAATAAACGCATCCATCAGGTATTTTTCGTGTCCAAGTTCCGGCAGCCCATATCTGCCATCGGTAATGCGCGCCATCCGATTAATACTCTGCCCATCAGGCGTTGAGTGTAAATAACCAAGCTGCGCCGCGAACAACATGAGCCGCCTTATCCGTTTCCCAGAAACGCCTCATGCTTTGCCACGTTATCAATGGCCTGCTTTGCAAATGGATTGTTCGCAAGCTCATATCCATCAGGCGTCAGTGACATGACTGGATATGTCATATCAAGAAACCGGCGAACATCTTCATCTGATCCGGTCAGCTTCTTGCCTTCGATTTCCACATTTTCGAAGTCAACGATAAACGGCACAGCGACGTTGATCATCATCTCATGGGCCTGAGCCATGTTTTTCACTTCATCATCACCGGACGATTTTACAGCCGCCTTTTCGGCCTCGCGCAATTTGCCCTGTGCCTCTCTGGATGCAGCGCCACGGATCAGAAACCTGCTAGCCTTTCCGCCCTCTGAAATTGGATCACCCGAAAATGGGTGCAGTATATCGAACCACACCCCTTTGTCAGAATTTGACCGCTGGTCGAACTTTGAAAAATCAGCCATTAGACATAAAGCTCCGGTGAGTTGATTGCGATCTGGAAAACCATCCCCATGATGCTTTCAGTCGTTGCCTCGGAACGACGCATAGACCCAAGCACGCCGGTAAAGTAAGCCTTGTGACCGTCTGCTAGCTGCAGGTAGAATGACAAGTTTGCATTGGTCCCGTGGTTTGACAGCAGCAGAGCTTGACCAGCGTCACCAGCGCGAACCTGCACAGGCAACTCGATAAAGCCGCCATCCTTGGCACCGAAACGATGGCAAACGCGGCCCTCGCCGAGAACGGACTCGGTAATGTCTGCTGCATTGTCACCGACTTCCGGGCGCGATTTAACACCGCCAACCTGTGTGTAGGTCAGGGCCTCATAACCGGCCTGATCTTCCGTTGCTGGAGCCGCGATAGAGACCCAGAATTTTTCGTCATTGTCAGAAAAGTTTGATGCGCACGGCATAGCATTACTCCTATTAGATGGCCATCAGGCCGTTAAGAAATTCAAGCGTGACATTCTTCCCGTCAACACTCACGTCTGTCACCTTGCCGCGAAACATCCGCGTATTTTCAATTGTGACCATATCGCCGACATTCGGCGCTTTTCCCGCATACGAATATGTCGGGAAATCCTTGCTTGCCTCCAGCTTTCGGCCAGCCTTTCCGCCAGTAATAACTGTCTCTTTTTTGCTGATTTTCATTTGAGTATCTCCATTTTTACAAACCCGCGCTTTACGGCTGAACGGATCATTGCTGTTGACAGCGCGAAGCCACAAATGAACCCAAAACCAAACCACATCACACTGTCCCCATGTAATAAATCGTCACAGGTGTGCGCCAATCCGGCCCGTCCCTGTATCCCTGACCTACGAACGGCTGGCGGATTATCTTCACGCACCCAGCGCCAAAATCCATGCTTGTTCCGATCGGAAATGCTGCGGCTATCTGGTCAGCAAGTTGCAAACCGTTCACAGAATGTTCACCGGCGGGTGTGACAACTGTTGCCTGCGCATATCCGTTGTGCTGCGGCGCATCACCGTACACAGCCTCGCTTAGACGACCTGTGCGCACAATTTCAACGGCGATAAACGTAGGCTGCTGAACTGCATCAACATTTTCCCACACAATAGGAATTGTGGGGTGGACTGCGGCTATCGCGTCACCAAGTGCCTGATATATTTCTGCCTCGATCATGAGCGCACCTCGCGTGCACGTCGTGCCACAAACTCGCTGAACCGTTCAGCGTTTGCCACTACAAAATGACGCCCAGCCTGATTGTATTTCCGGCCCAAACTATCAACACCGGTAAACCCTTGCTCGATCCTGCGCGCGTGTGGTGCTGTCCATGAAAACCGCATGTAATCACCAATGTCATAACCAGCCAAAGCCACCGCATAGCTGCCAGCGCCCTTAACCCCATTGCTGGTGAGCGAGTTGATCAAATCACCAGTATCGACAGGGATTTTACCATCCTGAAAAGTGCCGGTGCGCTTGGAGCTAGGCTGTGGTGTTTGTGCCGCCTCCATAACATCCTGTATGGCGTTCACAGCCACATAGCGCAGGCGCTTCTTGGTCAGTTTCTCAATATCTTTTAGCTGTGCTGCAAACGTCTTCATGCTGCCACCTCCACGCGATAGATTGCAACACACCTGCACCCGATAGAGTGGCCAGCGCCACCAGCAGGGTCATGCGGGTATTTCATGTGTGCCCCATCTGAGAAATCAAACGTCTGCCCAAGATCAATAACCGTCCCGCTCATATCAACGTGGTCTTGGCGCGGCTCCTCTGACAGGTTGTGCTGCCAGCGCACCTTTACGGCCTCCACGCCATCAGCGCCAATTGCCTGCGAGTAAGCCTCGTTACGGCCAGCGGAAAGCGCTGTGTGAGCCTCGTTGCGACCAATAACGCGTCCCCTGTAAGTGATTGTTTTCTGCCGGTTTGCCTCGACCACCTTTTGCAGATCATCGGCCTTCAATCCGCGCCCGTCGTCCATCGCTCTGCGCACGATTTCGTCATACCGTTTATCACGCAATTTCAGGTCAAAATACCCATCGAAATCACCCGTGCGTAGCTTTGAAGCCCAGCGCAGTGATGTTTCAGACTGTGCAGGTGATAGCCCGATATGACCGCCAACACGGATATTGCCGACCTTCTTCCCGACAAGCTCCGTGGCGATTGTTTTTGATGTTCTTCCAGCGTCTATGCCGTGAGTGATAACGACTTTTGCAACCTTAATAATATCGTCTTTCAGCCCTGACACCAGATTTGCTGAGTATTCTGCTGCGAATTTTACGGCGTCGGGGTGCGAACCATCGAATCCAAACACACCCCGAACGCCGCGCGGAAATTGAGCAAGGCCACCCCCAGCCATATAAGCAGCGCGAACCTTTTCCGAAAACGGGAATAGGTTCATGTCCCCAAACATCAGCGCCGCTTGCTCAATATCTCCGCCTTCGATCAGGTCAACCAACAACCCAAAATCAACCTGACCGGAACTTGTTCTGATAGCCTCGATAAATGCTTGAGCGATTTCAGGCTCCAGCTTTCTCACAGCTTTCTCGAAATCTGATTTCTGGGTCATTTCTCCACCTCGATCCGGTAGAGAAAATCAACACCGCCGGGCGACAGAACATCAACCGTCATGATGCGCGGCCACGATCCGGCTTGCGAAATATCAACTGACCCAATGTCGCCGATCATAAACCGGCCACCTTTTTTCGGCGTGCCGCTTATCGCCGACACAAGGTATTCGTTTGTTTCTTCCATTATCAGCGCGCCAGTTTCATCAACCCGCCTGCGCGATGTGCCGATTACGTTTGCCTGAAATGCTGTGAATGTTTCTGCGCCAGCGCCCCAAGGCTTATCTGGCAATGTCGCATGATCTGCAATAACGGCGGCGTATTGCACATCACCAGTTGCCGCAGCCGCTTCAAGAAGCGCCGCGTCAACCTCGTTTGCAATTCCCGCACCAATGCTCATATGCTGTAAACCCCCGCACCACGCGAAGCGTCAAGCGCAGCAGTCATGCACTTACCAAGCAGGCCTTCAATCGCCGACGATTTAGGCACCATGCTGTCGATCCCGCCATCCGATTTGATCGGCGTCCACTCGATAGCGTCAACCTTGGTCAGCAGCTTAACCTCTGAAAGCGTGATTGTTTTTGTCCAGAAATTAGGCGTGACAAGCTCAATAGATGCCGCGATATAAACAGCCTCTGCCACCTCCGGCATGTCAGCATTGCAGGCCGCATTTTGAAAGCGGCCCACATAGTTTATCCGTATGTAGTCCTGCGCGCGCAGCAATGCTTGACCGGCGGCGGTATCAGTCGCGTTCGCCGGTGCATCATCGCCGCGCTGTGACGCATAAATGCGCCATTCTGCAAGACTGCCATAGCTCATTTTTTGCGGCCCTTAGCGATAGTCATTTCCTTTGCCTCAACAGGCTTGGCAGCAACATCCACCTTGCCTGCTAGCCATGCCGGGACCTTGCCTCCATCCACATTGATTGACGAGCCAATCTTGACGGGCTTGCCATCCTGATCAAAAACGCCGCTTTTACAAACAGTGAGCTTCATGTTTTAAAATCCCCATTTTGGTTTGCGGGCGACGTATGTGCCGCCCGCAATTATTTATGCAGAGTGTGCAACGCCGCATTGTCCTTTTGCATCTGCCTTGATCTGCACGGCTGCGATTGCTTGCGTCATAAAGACGTAATCATCATCAGTATTCGCGCGGAACCGTGGCAGTGTTGTAATCGGCATGGCGTTCAGAACCTGAACAACATCACGCCGCTTGACCACTGCAATGATTTCGTTTGCAGGAACAGCGCTCGACCCGACAATTGCGTCTATATCCTCAATCTCAAGCAGACGTTGGGAAATAGTCTTATCGCCTGTCGCCTTGAAATCATTGGTCTGAGCGTAGAACAGATCACCTTTATTCAGGTAAATAGTTGCAGGACCGTCATAGTTTGCATCCATATTCGCCTTAATAGTCGCAGCGATTTCAGTCAGCCAATCCGCGCCTGTTGCGCCATTCAGGGTGACGCCGATTGCCCGCGTGTTGCGGTTAGGATGCGTGCGCAGACCATAAGACGCCTGACCGTTAACGCTGATACCGGCATAACCGTTCAGCGCACCATCTTCCAGAGACTTGGCGACCTTTCGGAACGCATTATCACGCGCGGCCAAATCTATATTGAACCCCTCTGATTCAGCAGCAGCCATTTGACGCCAGCCGAAGCTGAACTTTGAGCGGACAACAGGAACCGGAGTGCCGTGGTAATCCAGCGTTGGCTGATCGGACCGGCCATCGTCGCGACCATCCATCGTAACCGTAGCCGTGCCACTATCAGAAGCCGTCTGATAGTATGACAGTGACTTGCCAATCGGAAGTGTCATTGCCACGCTGTTTGACAGATCGTCAAAGACACCCAAGAGCGGGCGAGCAACAGTGATTACGTCACGGTCCCACTGGCCCCAAACGTCTTTCGGCAGGCTGGTTGCGTTGCCAAGCAGGCCGTTTGCGCCAAGCTCGCGCTGCTTGATATTAAAGGCGCGCCGGTTTGCGATAACCGCTACCGCCTGTTCTTTAGAAAATTTCAGCATTTACGTTTCCCCTTATGCCTAAATCACAGCGGCGGCATATGTCGCCATGCTGATATTTTTTCGATCATCTGCGGCAACAACACCTGCCACGTCCTCGTAAAACCCGACAACATGCTCACCAAGAGCCGCGTTTTTCAAAGTCCCTGCTGTGTCCATCGTTAGCTGTGCGCCGTATGCGTAAGTGCCAGCGGACATCCGCACAGACATCAGGTCATTTGGCCCAACGTCATAGCCGATTGCGGATGCGCCATCTGCTGTTTCTGTTTCAGCGTCCTGACCTGCGAAGTCATTCGAGCCAAGGACAAACAGCTTTTTTGACATGTCAGCCGCCGGAGTGAAAGTCGTGCCATCGAAGTTGACAAACGTGCCTGGCTTGATAGGCACGCGACCACCAACAACACCAGTTACGGCGCGCATGTTCTGGTTTTGATCAATCAGATTTCCCATTACTTCGCCTCCTCAATTGCGGAGTTCATGTCGTAACCGGCAAATTCATCATCTGAATCATCGGCATTGACCAATGCGGCCTTTGCTGATTTCGATCCGGCCAGTTCTTTCAGCGCGTTCAGGGTCAGACCCTTTGCGGCTTCCTCTGACAGGACGTTTGCGGCGACAACCTTGTTAACAAGGGCCTCCTTTTCAGCGGCCTCTGCGGCATCTGCTTGCTCTTTCAAGTTGGTGAAATGGTTCATGACAGGCTCCATTGCCTCCTTTACCGCGTCACCGACACCAGACAGTGATTCATTCACCGCCTCCAGCTTTTCGGACAGCGTATCGACGCGGGCCTCAAGCTCTTTCAACTGTTCATTGCTCATATATTGATCCCCAATTTGAGTTTTATCAGCCACTCCGAACAGTTCCAGAATAGCCTTTTTCATGCGCTCCAAGGCTGGTGCCTTTTCACGCTTAACCAGCGCCCGCTCCAAAGCCTCAACGGCCCAATCCAATTCCGCATCGGCGCTATCCAGCGCGGAATTGATAACTTTCACTTTTTCCTTGCCACCATCAGCGTTGACAAACATGCCGACGCCCTGCCATGGCGTTGCAGCGCCTTCCTCGTTCAAAAGGATTGCGTCGTGGTCAAACAGGATTCCGGTAGCCACGCTGTCAACGCCGTCCTCGCTACTGTCAGCCAGATCAGCCCATAGGCCGGTTGATGTGTGGATCGGCTCTCCGCGCTCGATGGCAAGAAGTGTCTTGCGACCTCCATCTGTTGCCTCTGCTACTTTTACGTCGATCACCTTGTCCAAGAATACACGACCATCACGGCGCTTCACATTCTCGTTCCATGCGCCAATATAGTTTGTATTGATGGCCTCTGGATCGAGCGCTGAAACGAAAGCGCCGTCAATCATCGGGTGCCCAAGTGGCGCAGGAGTTTTTTCGAGAGAGTGATACGACGCCGCAATAACATCGGCTGGATATTTTATGCCGTTCATCACCACATCATCCGGCAAAGTGGCAGACGGAACGATTATCACGTCGCGGCCATTGCGCGTTTCTTTCCGCGCCGCCGATACATTCGCCAGAGATTTTACGTTGACCCGAACCTTGTTCATTCATCCACCCCGAATGTTTTTCTGATTTCTTCAACTGTGAACGGCGGCTCTCCGAACTGGTATCCGCGCGCATTTATTTCAGCCATTGCCTTTGATTGCTTCATCTTTGTATCTGCGCCGCTATCTGTCAGACTGTCCCACTGGATAGCTACGACATCAGCCGCAAAAACTCCGAATTTTGTGAGACGATCTGCCAGAGCAAGCAGCATTGGCGATAGGTTGTTTTCGCGGCGCGACTCAATCGTCTGCGCCCACTCGCGCGCGTCCTCTGTGCTGGCCCGCTCACCTGTTTGCGATCCAAATAGTATTTTCATCGGAATTGAGACGGATGCAGCGAACGCCTGCGAGCATATGTTGTAAAACTCTTTCGGGTTTGGAAGAGTGATGCTGACCGTGCTCGCGGTCATGCCGTCCAGCATAAGCAGCTTGTCAAACCCTTTCTGCCAGTCCTCGACTTTATCGCTCATCTTTTTTGCAAGCTCGTCTACAGGTATACCGGCCAGATCGGCCATGACCTGAATATTTGCATCCTTGTCAAGTTCAAGGACAGGACCACCCTTTGCGTTGCGCCAGAACCCCTCACCGCCTGCGCCAGATATTTTCTGCATGTTCAGCAAGTCATTATAGCCAGCCTCAAGCATTGGGCGTGCGCTCTTGCTGCCTGTCTCACTGACGATCATAATGCGGTCAGGATGGACATCAACAATCTGGCCGGCATAGTCATTAGCCGCATCTGCAAGGCTTACCTGATACATTGTAGGCGCGCCGTAATCATCTGCGGCCTTGTCTTTGACGCGCGCCTTGACATCGATCTTGTCGCGCCATACCGGGACAATGTCCACAAGCGCCTCAATACCCATGACGCCTTCAACCTGCTCCGACAGGTCTTTCCCGTCAGCAATCCGCAGTATTACAGCGCAGTATCCGCCAATAAGTGACCGCGTGTCAGCCTCATTGATCCGCGCCCATAGCCTGTTTTTCGAGAAATGATCAGAAATACCTGTTTCAGCAGGCGAAAGAGGTGACGCGAAATCTTGTGTCAGCCTGAACTTTGGCGGTGTGGACCACGACTTTGAAACTATTTTAGAGATTGCAGCATTAGCTACTGCATGCCGCTCGTAAATCTCACGCAAATTCTTGGTGGTGATTTTAGTCGGGTATCCGAAGTCAGCATAGATGTTATGCTTACGGTCGCCGCTAACCCATTTTGCAAGGCCGTTTAAGCGGCGCAAATCAAAACCCACTTACAGGCCCCCACCAGTAATCATCCCCATATGTTTCTTTCCATAAGCTAAATCTGTTAGTGCGTCAATAGTAGGGTCGACCTGATCATCGTGCTTTGCGTGCGGAAACGCACTGAACTCGTGCAGATAGTCAGATAACCACGGAGCGGATGATGGTATTAGGACGCGGCCAGATTGTAGTATTGCGGCGACGTCATGGGCGCGTGTAACCTTGTCCTTGTTGCGCTGGATCGGTAGGACAGTTACACCATCACGCCGCAATGTCTGGATAAGGCCTGTTCCACTTGCTTTGTCCTCGATCTTCATTGACCGCAGAATGCCCATACTTGCAACGGCACGATGCTTGCTCCAAAACGCGCGCGCCTGCGCCAAAAGCTCTGGGGCTTCCCACTTTCCCCTGATCTGGTCCAGTAGCACGGCCTTTCCTTCGGCGCTCTCGCCCCAGCACTGGAAAACGCTGTAATCGTTCGCCTCGCCTGTTTTCATCGCCGTATCGGCATAGATTGTCCGGTGCTTTATCATCGGAGCGGTGTCGTAATACCCCCACCATTCATCCTTGAAAATCCCACCGCCAGCAGGTGAAGGCGTCTGCATGTATTGTCCGGAAAAAACATACTGGTTTGCCTCGCGCATCCTGTGCAGGTTGTTGATCGGGAATTGTTCCGGCCAGAATGAACCACCATCATCCGTGATTGCTGGGATATTGAGGTGATACCACTCCTCACCACTGCCGCCATCCAGAAGCCAGCCTGATAGGTCTATCTCGTTCAGGCGCTGCATGATTATGATTATAGGCGTTTCCGGGCTGTTAACCCGGCTGCTTATTGTGTTTTGATACCAGTCTGCAACACCTTGCAGAGCCAGCTTTGAATTTCCCTCGTCAGCCTTGTGCGGATCGTCGATTATGACAGCACCGCCGAACCCGTCGCCCATTGAGCCAGCGCCATAACCTGTTATAGCGCCGCCGGACCCAGCCGCGTAAACTATTCCTCCTTGTTGCGTCCTGAATTCATCCTTGGCGCGCGAATCCTGCGCAAGACGGATATGTGGGAATATTTCCCGGTAAATGTCTGACCCGATAATGGACCGCGCCTCATATGTGTTTGATGATGCAAGGCGCTTGGAATAGCTTGAGTGGATGAATTGAGCCTTTGGGAATAGCCCCATAGACCACCCCATGAAGCTTTTCACGGCCAGTTCCGTCTTCCCTGACCTTGGCGGCATGTTGATTATCAGGCGTGTTATGTCGCCAAGCACAACACGCTCAAGTGTGTCTGCAATGTCAATGTGGTGCCTGTTTATTTTAAACTCTGAACCAGTCCGCGATTTGAATGTCGTAGCTGTGAAATCAAGAAGCCCTGATTTGCAATCGGCTATCTGTTCAGGTGTCAGGTTCATGCTTGCGCCGGAGTGCGTCCATTACCGCATCAGTCATTTGCGCCGGTGACATAGAGCGATCAGAGCTTGATAGGTCAACCTTGTCTTTCATCAAGCCATGCAGCTTGGCTTTAGCAATCGTTGCCGAGTTCATCGCCGCTGCTTGCTCGATTGTTTTGGCGAACACCCTGTTTTCGTCAAGCTCTGCCGTGATTGTCTCTATCGTCACAACTGCCTTTTCAGCAAGCGCATCATCAACCATAGACCGGAGATATTCAAACCTCTGTTTGACGTGCGGCTTGGCCATTACCTTTGACGCCGCGCGTGACGCCTGCATGCGCTTATCGCCACCAACAACCCTGCCTTTTCCATAAGCGTCCCAATAAGCATCTATTTGTGTCTGGAACCTAGCGGACAGAACATTGTTGACGAACCTTTCTTCCTTCGGCGAAAGGCCGTATTTGTTTCTTCCCATAACTCCCCCAATAGAATACATCGCACGCATTATATGCTTATTGCGTAGTATTTTCAACGGCGATAATGTTGCTGATGGTTTGAGTTGCGGCTGGACCACGATTTCTGAAATGCTACAATTGAATTAAGTAACTGAAATTCTTTGCGCTACGCATTTTTTACCTTCTTTATGCCAATCTTGTCACCGGCAACAGATGTTATGCCGCGATCGATACAGCGCTTTGCAAAATGTGTTTTATGTTTCATCGTCTGCACCCCAAGGATGCTCTGGATATGGCAACCATGCGATAGGTATTTCCTTTGACCCAAAGAATTCCCAGCGACCGATTGCGATATCATCATCCTCTGGAATCCATCTTGTTTTCGTTACAGTTTTCCCGTCCTTGCTGCATGCGATAATCTTAACTGGATGGTGCTTCATTGTTGCGAATTTTCCTGACCCATATTTGACTAACTCACCTTTCGGCGCTTCCTCTATATTGTAGTTCCATTCATATTTACTCATGGCATTTTCTCCTCATAAGTTTCGCAAGATTTTTTATGTGGATCACGCGCACCCGCAATTCCTGGTCTCGGCTCATGCGCAGGATATCGCCAGCGTGTTTCTTCGCAAGCGCGTCAACCTCGTCCACAGTCACGCACTGGCGCAGGCGATCGATGATGCTGTTCGGGTCTGTCATATGACTACAATCTCTTTTCGATCAGACGCGATAGCCATTCCCGCCCTGATGATGTTATGTAAACCGTCCACTGGTTATATTTGCTTCGCGCGTCCTTTTCCCGGACCACATATCCCCAGCCGATCATGCGTTCTATGTATCCAGTAAGAGACGCATACGGGACCTCTGACAGACAGACAAGTTCCTTGTATGTTTTTGGGCTTTGTGCGAGCGATGATAAAATCCTGCGCCTGCGCTCGTCACCTGCTTCAAGTGACTTGTTCCCGCGCCGACCGAAACCCTCTCTAACATTTGGCCTCTTACCCGCTGGCGGAACGGCCCACATAGCCTTACATAAATCAGCCTCCAACTTTGGCCCGAGCTTTGCCGCTTTGAACGCGACAGGTAGCCATTCAGGCTTCGATTCACTTTGCTGCATCTTTTCTCCTTTCATCTGCGCGCTTGATCAGCTTGTATCGCGCAAAGCGCTTCTTACCGCGCTCAACCATTGTTGTATGGATCGTGTGACCATCCAGTTTAAGGTCATATATGCGCGCTCCGAGGCGGAAACACCCGAACAGTTTAAGAGCGTCAATCGGCGTTAGTTGGTGCCCAGCGCTTAGATGCTCTAGAATGTCTTATTTCTGCGACATTTCTACTTTTCGTCCGATCCATCAACGAACAAATCATAATTTGAAGCCTTTTCATAACCTGTATTTTCAATGAACAAATCCGGCTGTGAATATGCCTCCTCTACACGCTTGCACGCTATATCAAAATAGTCCTCATCAATCTCTATTCCGATTCCGCGCCTTCCCATTTGCGCGCAGGCGACAAGAGTCGTTCCGCTGCCCATGAACGGGTCAAGTATTACATGCCCATATCTTGTATGATTACTTATGAACGACTTAACCATTTTGATTGGTTTTTCATTTGGGTGACTCCTTTTTTTTGGAGGCATTTCGCTATATATATTTCTTGCTGCTGGCATGTCTTCATTCCACAGCAATTTTCCGCCTGAAATGTGCGCTATCATTATCATTTCGTGCTGCCTCCTATATCTCCATCCAAGACCAGGATTCTTTTTGTCCCAGATTACAGAGTGAAAAAACTTAAGGCCGCACTCGTCCATCCTGTTTGCGACATACGCAAATGTTGGCTTTGGCCCTCCGCCTCCGCAGCAGCAGCAGCAGCAGCAGCACTCGTCCTTAAGGACAGAAACCGCTCTGGAAAGCATCCCGTCTAAAACATTTCTGAAACCATCTTGATCATCATTCATAATAGGCTTTGATTCTATGCCCCTTGCTTTATTCAATGATGAATTAAAGTCTCCATTGTGATTATCATTGCCGTATGGTGGGTCCGTCCACAACATATCTACACTTGATTCTTCTATATCGTCCATTACGCTCAAACAGTCACCAAGATATAACGTGCAATCACCAATAACGACCTTCTTTTTATATTTATCCATTTTCGATCCACCTGAATATTCTACGCAAGGTAAAGCTCCTTACAGTAGACGATACGAAGAACACAGCTGTTATATGCGCAGACTCGACAGCATTAAACCCAAGCCAAATCAGAGTTATGTAATACGACACTAACAACCCAGCAGCCGCATTTGCTATCGCCTCCACAATATCAATCCGAATCACTAAAACCCCATCCCGTAGCCGATGAACAGCAAGCCATAGATTGTGCCTAACAGTGACGCGCAGGCGATAAAGTCAGCGATGATGTGTTTCATTCTGTCGCCTCGATATCATCCACATTCTTCTTCACAGCCTCGAACTCTACCACAACCACATACGGGTTTTTGTCATATTCAAACCCTCTGGCAGCATTGATCCCGTCCCATAGCGTGCGAAATGCATCCTGTTGGGTGGCATAAAATTCTG